AACTTCCGTCCTGACTGCGGACATAAGTTGTTGAACCTGCCGGAATATTCGCGATATCCGCCTGTGCATCAGCAAGCGTCATATACTGCCTGCTGAGAGGTACGAGGTTTTGACGAATTTCATCGTTTTTCGCCATCATCTGGCGCCATGAATAAAGAGGGTCACCACCACGGTCGGGAACATCTGCGGCCGGACCGTTAACGAGTTCGTCCAGGCGAGTGGCGTTGTCGAGCAGCACCGCGGGCGAAGTGCTGCCAATAGGCGGATCAAAGGCCATGTTTTTGCTCCAAAAAGAGGCTTCGCCCAAACGAGGGTTTGAGCGAAAAGAGTTAATTAGGGGAATTTGTGGTTTTAGGCGACGTCGCCGGGGTATGTGGCGTCGTCGTACTGGTAGAACGATTCGAGATATTCTTTAGCGGTGACCTGACAGGTTCCGTCTGACTGCGGGGCGATCTCCTCTACAATGGCGTCGTAGACGTGGCGCGTTGAGCCGCAGAACACCAGGCGGATCGGCTCGATGGTTGCCGACGACAGGTCAACCTTCATCGGGTCATCAAACTCGCTCAGGTGCGGGACTGACAGCTGAAAATCGCCCACCCTGCTCGCCACCATCAGCCCGGATGCAGAGCCATCCTGATAGCGGATCAGCGCGCGGGGATTTTCGAAAGACCAGTCCAGCGGCTCCGTGACGGTGAACGTTGTCACGCCACCAGCCGTTGTCATCGCCTCCACCAGACAGGAAATCGTGTTGTTACCCGGAATATCATCCGTGAGCACAATGCGATCGCCCGTGTTGTAGCACAGCGCGTCCAGCTCGGTAGTGGTCTGGAACGTCACCCGCTGCTGCAGGTATTTCATCAGGCGACGCATGCCGATCTGGTAGGCGTGATCCTGATTCAGTACCCCATCGAGTTTATAGTTCTCGATTTTCACCGGCGTGGGATTATCAGGCGTCCGGCATTTAACGGTCTCCTCCGCCCAGGTAGTCCCGTTGATGTATGTCACGTCGACGCCATCAAAATCATCGTCGGACGGTACGGTAAATCCGCTCTGCAGCTCCTCCACCATCTCATGCGGAGTGATCACGCCAGTCCATGGCTTAATCCCCTCGCGGTTGACCGTCGCCAGGCCATCACTCAGCAGAAAACGTGACTTCCCGGCATTGGCTATCTTCTGCAGCATTTCCAGCGCAGAGATACTGTCGCCGGTAGCGAAATCGAAATACTCTCCCCGTGGCGTCCAGTACGCAGACTCCAGCGCGTTGATGGTGTCGGCATCCATTTCCAGCCCAAGAGAGTTCGCGACATGCAGCAGCGCTCCCGAAATGGTTCTGGCCATTCCTGAGTCATAGGCGCGCGTGGCCACAACGTTAACGCGACGGTCCGACTGCGCCGCCAGCTTCCCGCCCGTCTCGACGGTCACCGCCATCAGCGACACGCCGGGATAGGATGAAGGTCGTGTCAGCAGTCGCCCGCGCAGTGCCTGCCAGTACATCGTATCTCTGGCATTATCCTGCCCCTGTTCATTTTTCCGGCGACACCGGACCTCAACGAGGCCTGGTGAAGGCAGAGTGATACGCTCAGTAAATCCAAGTCCGTTAATATTTTTTAACTTGTAAAATCCGTCGCGCGTTTCCCATCCTCCCCCTGAGCCGTAAATACGGTATTGAATTACCCAGCCAACCCACCACGCTTCTTTCTTGCCCTTCTTGTTGAATCCACAGATACCACTCGGGAAAGAGAAATTTACTTCGAAAGCGTCAATCTTTTCGTTCTCAGGGCAGGCAAGAAATGGTCCCATCCAGGTATCATTATCGTTTATCCCGGTAGCCTCATAGTCGATCATCGTCCTGGCTATGAATCCCGGCCATGACTCATCAATAACACCGTTAACCAGACGCGCCACCGTTGCCGTCGCGCCGTCACCTGACACAATCCGGTACTCATTCCCGCGGTGAGCAAGTGAAAGCCGTTGCACCCCCTCTGGAATGCCGGAAAATGCCGTTCCCGTGGCGGAGTTATAGGCGAGTGTCACATTCGTCGTTACCGCCGGGCTGCCGCCGGTTGATGCCGTGCCGGAGGTGTAAACCGGGGCGGTACCGAAAACAGCTGCAGGCAGCGCAGAGGAAGTGATCGCCCCACCCGCGAATGGACTGGCCGCTTCGGTTATCAGTACGGTGCCGCCGTTGTCCTGCGCGACCAGGCCGGAGCCAGTGAGTCCCTCGGTGATGGCCGCCAGCAGTCCCGACATCGAGACATAGTTAGCTACCAGCGATACGGTATAAGTTGTGCCCTGCCAGGTGATCGTGAACGTGCTGGAGCTGGTCGAAAAATCGTAGGTGGTCGGGGCCGCACTGGCCTGGAGTTTTGCCGCACTCCCCCCGGTGCCGGGCACTGCAGCCTGACCGGGGGTATATGACGCGATAAACAGATCGTAATCGACTGAGTTAAACCCCAGCGTCACCGGCATACCTACTACCGGCGCGATCTCCGTCAGCAGCGGGCTGGCGATAACACTGTATCCAGCCGCCGAAGTGATCTGGTAGTTCGCCGGGGCTTTCAGTTCGACCACGGCGCCGGCGACCCAGCTGGGCGGCAGCGCGTTATCGTTCTCGTCATTATCGTCATCATCATCCGTGTCCAGCCCGGTAAACGTTACGCTCGAACCGGATACGGTCATGCTGTCTGCGATAATGTCGTCTGCGTCCGGCGACGTCTGGGCCATATCCAGCCCGGTGCCGGATGACGTCCCGCCCACTTCGTTGGAATTGACCCAGTTTTCGCTGCGCTCATCACCGGAAACGTCCGCGCCTGGCGGGTAATGGGTGCTGCTGAATCCCGGTAGCGTTGAAGCTGGCGTACTGCCAACCCGGATATCGCCATTGGTATAAATCAGATCACCGACACCGAGACACAGCAGCATCTGGACGCGCATTTTCGTAGGATCGGCGGCATCAAACCGGGTAACTGGCTGTACGACATAATCCGGATAAATACGCACGCGCCCAAAAACTTCACGAATCGCATCACCCAGTTTCGCGCTGTTTGCTTTAGCGGGGTTCAGGTCGAGGCTCCGACCTGTGGATGACGTATAGCCACCGGCATCAATGTTATTCATCATGAACAATGAATAAGCCGCAGATGCGACGGCAATGCCCACTCCTATCCAGGCAATTGTCGCGGCCTCAAGCCCGAAAGGCACCGGATAAAGCCTGACATCACTATCAGGGCGAATCACACACTTAGCCCACTCGCCTGGCGGAATTAACAGCCCCTCAACCTCAACGGTCAGCGGTGGGACATCCCGATCCTTGTAGCCTTCAACATTTGCCACCAGCCAGCTGCGAATACTGGTTACACCATGCTCATGCGTTTCGAGTGGTTCACCGGGAAGTCGGGACGGGTAAAAACGAATGGTCATTGCCAGAACTCCACTTTGACAAATCGGCGCTTAAACCGCGGCAACGGCAGAAAGGTGACGTTCGTTCCCGGATTGCATTCCGCCACGTGCAGCAGGCCACCGATACTGACTACGATCCCCACATGGGTGACGGTTGATCCGGAATAACAGGCTACCCCGGCCCCTTCGCAGGGCTCGCAGCGCTCAAGGGTAAGCATCATCCTGCGCGCTTCCCGGTCGAGGCCGCCGTCGTCTTTGGTGACCCCTGCAAAATCGGGCCAGACGGGTAAATTCAGGTCGCGGCGTATCTCATTCACAATGCCGAAACAGTCGAGCTGCGGATATACGCGCCCGCCCTTCAGCCAGGTGACTGAACGGTATTTATCAGGAATAAACATGATGGATTCCTTAGCTGATATAACGCAGTCCGGGGAATACAGGGAGCGTGTAGCGGAAACGCGGCCAGGCGGTATCGAGGATATTCATGTAGCCCGCAGTAATCTGCACCTCTGTCGCCGTCCAGGAGCCCGACTTGATTTTCAGCGTATATGGCACTTCCGCAGGGGCCGCTAAATCCGTGGAGATATAACGCCGGTACGTCAGCAATGCAGACAGACGGTTAGCCAGCGCATTGCGGATCGCCGTGGACACAACACCATCGATATTGCACAAGGCAAATTTGAGATCCTGCGTGCCGTCCGCATTGCGCGCCGGCAGCGCAATGTCTATCGCACAGGCTGAAAACGTCACGGTATCGCCGTTCTCCGTCGTTGCCGTGATGTTGTCGTAACCCTGGCAAAGGTAGTGAACATCAGAGCCAATGGTGATCTGCAGCGTTTCAATGATCACCTCCGGTCCGCTGCTGGCGTAGAGGCGTTTAATCTGAGTCATGCTTCGGCCACTCCTTATTAAGCGCAATATCCAGAAGAGACTGTCCCGCAAGCCATTCCGGGTAATGGCCCCAACCAACTGGGGCAAGAGGTCTCTCTCTTAATTCAACTGTTGCCGAATAACGCCACAAGCCTGGTTTAATGAATGAGGGTCCCTTATAAATCCCTTTAAATCGACATTTAAAAAACTTTAATCCAACTGGAGTTTTACATTTCATGTAAAACCATGCTGCACCATCAGTTAAAACGTCTCTATACCACGATTCAAATACCTGTGCATGCGCATCACTTTTAAATTGCCATACAACAGTATTATTAGTTGGTACTGATGTATATTTTCTACGCTGTCTGGCAAGCCCTCCAATCCTGTCGGTTCTAATCATTGGATCTATTGGTTCAAATCCATAATTATCGTACGTCGGTCCGGGTATGTATTCATGAGGATAATATATATCGGTCATTATTTAATACGCCTCCCCCGATATACTGCATTGAGTGAGCGTCCATAATCCTCAGTAGGGTTAATTATCTGAGAAGTGAAATAGTGCTTTAGCCTTTTCTCTGATTCCCTCATTTGCTGATTTACCATTTGCATAGTGGTATCATCAGGTTTTCCCGAGAAATTATTATGGAATTCTGCAACTAGATGTTTACCCCCGAGAGTTCTTTGTTGACGAACTTCATCGAGGGTCGCATCCAGTTTTGCAGACGTTCCAGCGGTAGTTACCCTTTCTCCTTTTTTCAATAGCCAAGTCCCCGTCTCAGGTATTTTATCAATACCATCGTGAGCCATACCGGCTAAAGCTGATGCTGAGATAGCAGCAACAAGAGGGGTAGTGACACCAGCAGCCGCAGCCAGTGCCGCAGGTGCCAGACCCGGACCAACTATTGGGATAGCAGCGGTGGATGCATACGCTGCAAGTTGGGCCTGAAGCGCTGTAGCCTGCGCATTAGCGATCAACGGAGCAACAGCGGTTGCCTGAGTGGTCTTCCCAACCAGAAGCTGAACGCCCTGATAAACCAGCCACTGTGCGGCCAGTTGAGCCAGCGTCTGAATAACTGTCTTACCAAAACCTTCAACCATGTTACTCAGGGCATCGCCAGCATCTTCAGACTGAGTTGCAAGGTCATATAACCCCTGCTGGAGATTGCTTGTTACTCCTCCGAGCGCAGTATTGGTTGTATCCGCAGCGATCTGATTGTAATTGGTGGCCATGTCAGCATAGTTTTCCCATGACGACTGAACGCCGGCCAACCAGTTATTACGCATTTCATCCTGTGCAGCGTAATAACCCTCAAGTGCGGAAAGCTCTTTCTGATACCCTTCATCTTCCAGGCTTCCACCCTGATTTTTCCATCCCTGCCTTAATTGCGCCCTCTCGCTATTACGTTGTGCGTCCTTGTCACTTAACCCAGCACTATCTGTCAGTGCTGCAGTCTTTTCCTGCATCTGAGTAACATATTTTAACGAGTTATCCTGAAGCTTATTCAGACGTTCCTGAGCAACAATCTGATCGCCAAGTTTCGCATTAACCTCAGCCTGCGCCAGAACCTTATCCTTGCTGGCGAGTAAAGATTGTTCATCTTTACTCAGTGCGCGTGTTTTCGACGCCTCTTCTATAACCGCGAATTTTGACTGTAAAGACCACAAATTTTTACGTTGCTGACTGATGGTATCGTTAAGCCCCGTATGCTGTTGCAGCAACTTTAACTGCGTCATCAACTGCAGGGTTTCGGCATCAGTCTGATCAGAAGAACGATCACCAGCAGAAACTTTAACGCCTTTTGGTTTCGGAGTTTTTTTTAAGGCGGCCTCATATTCTTTCTTGGCTGCGGCCATATTGATGGCGTAATCAGCCTGTAGGATATGTCCTTCTTTCAGAGCTTTATTTAATTCATTCTGCCTGGCAGTATACTTTTCAAGCGCAGTCTGCGATTTAGCATAATTGGCTTGTGCTTGAGCGGCATATTTCTGTTTTTCAGATTCTGCCTCCGCTTCCTTTTCGGCCGCTGCTGCGCTGGCTTTGGCAATACCTGCTTGCTGCTGCGCCATATCAAGAGCCAGTCGGGCCGACTCCCTGTCATTCCAGAAACGAGCTCTGGCTTCATCGTTTACATAGCGATCATTTTTCCTGAGATTCCAGATGTCATCAGCCTGCTTAAAAGCTGATTGCGCCTTGCTTACCATCTCCTCTGCGGTGTCAGGCCGCCCCAAATCCAAAGCAGCATCCCACATGGATTTAAACGCGCGTTTCAACGAATCAGCAGAGCGCTCAATCGTCCCCATGTTATCGATCAGGCTCTGAGTCTGGATGTTAAATCCCTTCGTCGCCGCATCATTAGCCGCCTGAAGTGCAGCGGCTTCATCTCCTGAACGTTGTAACTGAGCAACGTAATCAATCTGCTCTGCTGTCACATTATGAAATTGTTGCGCCATCGCAATCAGGCCTGACGTCGGGTCGTTGGTCAGTTTCCCGAACGCTTCCGCAACCTTCTCAATGGGGATACCAGATGCCGTAGAAAATTTTGCAACTGACTGGCTTAGGTCATCAAAACGCGCACCCGCCCCCACACCAGCATTAATTAATGCAGTCAGAGAATCAGTGGTTTGATCAAAGGTGAGTCCTGCTTGCTGTCCCGATTTTGCCAGTGCCAGCATTCTGTCGGTAGTCAGACCAGCCGTGTTACCTGATAGCGTCAACGTCTTATTAAAATCGGAAAGGGTTGACGTTCCCTGATAGAAGATATATCCAATTCCGGCACCTGCGGCGGTCAAAGCTGCAACCCCAACGGCCAACGGACTTACAGCTCCAAGTAATCCTCGAAATGTAGGAATCAGGCCACCAAATGAGTCTTTAACCTGACCGCCTTGCTGGAGCAAAATTAGCCATGGGCTTTGCCCACCAGCTAACTGAGTTGCGACATCAGTAAGCTGCGCAGGCAACATGCGCATTGCATTATTGTATTGGCCGATTGAAATACCGGCACGTTTTGCAGCACGCTCCTGCCGCGTGAAAGCTGCGGTTACCTGGGCTGTACTGTCGTTCGCGGCTCTACCTAACCCGCTCAGCTGCTTATTCAGATGAGCAACTTCCTCATCAAATTTTGCGCTATCGCCGTCAATTTTAACGACCAGATCACCCACTGGCTGGGACATAGCGAACTCCTCCAGGAATGCTTTCGGCTATCGACATAAGTTGCTCGTCTGAATCCAACTCACTTTCTCCCTCACGTTTTGATAACAAACTAAAATCAAGGGAGGTAATTCCGTGTTTATCCGGATCGGTGAAGAGACTGACAGCAAGATAACTAAGATTGGCAAAATGAGAGTCCAGGAGGTCGTCGCTAAAACAATTATCCTGGTAATACTCAATCCATTCGAACCATTCAGAGGAAGACATTTCCGAAAGCATTGAGCGCCAGTCTGGCCGTCCAAACTCTCTGGCTAATCGCATAGCAAAGCGACGTGAGCGGGTCAGGACTTTTCCAAATCTGGCTCTTCCTCTTCTTCAGTTTTCTCAGTGTCATTATTAACTGGTGGGATCATCCCTGAAAGCATACGCACAAGTAATGCAGCGCTGCCCAATAACCCTGGTGGATATTTTCGTATAATTTCAGGGAAAATATCTTTCCCTTCACGTTGCTCTTCATCAGCCTCGCTCAAGGATAATGCAACGAGCATGGCCTGATCACGCATAGTCAACAAGGTGGCCAATTTAAAGTTTTCTTCAGGTGTGCTTTCCTCTGACGGTAATGACTTCCTCTCTTCAACCATAAATTCAATATATTGCATTCTACTGTAAGCCGATAACTCAAACAGTAAAATATTCTCACCATCGGGATTTAATGTGTCTTTTTTAAGATAAGTCATTTCATTACCTTTCGCGGTGCCTTAGCACCGCTGACGAATATATTAAGGGTTAGTCGAAGCGTTATCTTCAGCCAGAGAAGGTTTACCTTTATTGGTGATTTGTGCACTACGGGTAATAACTTCGTTTCGTGAAATAGTCTTACCCAAACTATTTACCCAGCCGGTGAAAACATCAACTGCCCCATTTGGATATTTAATTTTGTAAGATTTTTCATCACCACTCATAAACCAGTCAACCAGATCCTTCTGGCCAGATTCACCAGGTTTCCAGGCAAGTGTTACGCTGGTTTGACCGGCTGACTTAACACCCTGAGCTGTTGCATCCCAGTCAGGCGCATCATCATCAATATACGAATCATCATATGATTCTACAGTCAGTTCCCCAGGTGTTAATTCCTTAACCTTTGCCGTTCGTGTCCAGCCGACATCACTTAACGGATCATCGTAGGGATCACCAGTTCCGGTATAAATCCAAAAAGTTGTCCCGGCACCTTTCGTCGGCGTGGTAGGTGTTGGAGTTGGCATATAGTCCTCACATAATATAAGTCAGGGAATATTGGAGATCGGCGGAGCCCCATGTAGTGGCTTCATCGTCACGTTGGTAGTCGTACCCGGCAACGCTGATGGTTTCAACGATACTGGCAAGCTCAGGAACGTCAGCCATGGCCGGATAGATGCGGGTTTCCATCCATTTATCCAGCTCGCTATCGGTAGCAGTTGCTTTAAGGAATACTTCAATGTGAAGGACAGCCTCCCACTCTTCCTCATCAATACTGCCGCCCGTCGCCTTTGCATCAGTAAGATATACAGCGACCGCAGGTAACTCTTCTGGAGCCAGGAAAGCTGGCCGACCGTCATACCAGAATATTTTTCCGGAGTTGATTGACTTCAGTTTATCCAGAACAGCTTTTCGTACTTGCGGGTGAATCATTTTGTTACCAGCCTTATCTGATTTTTGATCGCAGCCATCATTTCTTTTGGCATATCAGATGCCATCAGTTTGGGAAGTTCTTCTTTGAATGCAGCAGTCAGGGGGGTGGCCAGAGGTACTTTCACCACTTCTACCGGGTAACGAGATTTACTGGTTCGTCGAAGAACATGCCAGCGACCATTATTAAGCTGTTGCACAAAAGCACCAGGGAAGCTGAAATTCCCAATCTTCAGAACGCTTCCAGAACTACCGTTGTCGCGCTTTCGTCGTGAAAGTTGAACTCGTACTGGCCCCAGCTTTATCGCCGGGAGGTTGCCGCGATTTACCCGGATGGTAGCCATTGGTTTTTTAGGGCTTGCCCGTTTAAGTTTGGCGCGCTGCATGACCAGTTTTCGCTTAACCTTAGTCTCTTTCGCCACTCGCGTAGAGCTGCGGCTGATTGCCCTTCCAGCCACCCGGTTAATGGACTGGGATGTCGCCCGAGGAATGGCATTTTTACTGATATTGCTCAGGTTCTGCCTGAGATCTTCCAGCCCTTTAATCGTCACCTGTGACCTCCTCAATCCAGATTTGCGGCTTACCATTAAAGAGGAGCCATCGGGTAACGGTGTAAACCTGACTTTTATAAATAACCTCATCTCCCCGCGCCGACTGATAGCCAGCGCTGAAGATAACCAGGTTAATCCCATCCCCCGCGACTGGCCCCAGCTCAGGCAGCAGGTGACTTTCAACAGCAATATGCTCATCGCCATTAATAGTCACCGTTCTGCCCAGCCTTTTCGCCGTCAGTTCATCCATTCTGCCAGCCATATTGTCAAAGGCATTAGCCATTGATTTTGACTTCCAGGACGGTAACGCCTGCCGCAGCATCCTCCCAGGCAGTCCCGGCTAACACCGCATCGGTGTCATCCAGCTGAACATTTCCAGCTTTGAGATATACCTTTTCCCCGGCGGTCACGGCATCCGTTGGCAACTTAGGTAAAAGAAAGACACCTTCAGCGAATCCGTCGCCTACATCACCCGGCTGAATATCGGTAATTGCAACCGCAATCATCCCGCCTAAAGAAACGGGTGTACCGCTGAGAATTTCCTCGGTACCAGAATTTTTCACGGGGATGGTTTTGCCGTCTTGCACATAATTTTTAGCCATAACGTCTCCTGTCAGCCCCGCAGGGCTGATTTCAGGTATAAAAAAAGCCCTTCCGGGCGTCGTTTTCAGAACTGTAATGATTACTGGCCGCTGGATTTCACCAGGCCGCGGTAATCAAGCGGCGCCACACCAGCATCGATACGAACTTTTGTAGCGATACCGTCAGTGGTAAACCCTTCCTGTTGATCAATGTAAGGAGTATCAACACCATTCAGATACGCAACTTCGATGGTGTCCGTCCCTTTTGCCGCCATCAGATACCAGGCTTTTGCGTCAGCTTCGTCAAGGCGGGCCTCTGCAATCACATCTGCAAAATTCTGGATCGGGTTAATAATCCCGGCGTTAATATCCGCCCCTTTTACGCTCGCTGATTTAATCGTCTGGTTAGCCAGTGTCTCGAGCGCGACCGGCACCAGCATAAATGCCGGGCGGATGTTCAGAGATCGTTCTCCCTCTTTCTGCAGGCGCATCAGTTTACGGGCATCGTCCAGACTGCTGACGGAAATAGCACCGGTGGACAGGTTCTTGTGGTCTGCATGGAATAACGCCTTACCATCTGAGAGTTTTGGATTTTTGGTCAGAATGGCGTAAACAAGGTCACCGATAGTCGCCTTAGCGGCACGGCCCATTTTCATCGGAACATCTGTGAGCTGGTTCAGATCATCATTAATGATTGCCTGGCGAGTGATGGAAAAAATTTCTCCGTAGGTGGCTAGCGCGATGGTTTCCCCTTTATCGCCGGTAGTCACATACTTATATTCAGCGCCTTCGCGAACCTGCCGCAGAGACGGGAATCCGCCCATCCCCACACGATGCGCTGTCTTAAAGTCCGACAACTGGCCTTTCTTTGTCCACTGCTCAAAGGTTTCTGCAGCTTCGTCCCAGCCCTGCAAAATCGATTTGTTGGCGACATCAAGAAGGATGTTGCCAAAATCAGAGGTGCTGTGCGTCAGCGCCAGCCCTACCATCTGCATCGGGTTATAGCTGGATACGCCAATTCCCCGCTCAGTCAGGGCCATGCGGGCATATTCACGCAGGGTCATGCCGTTGTAGACATTGTCACGTTCCTGATCTTCAAATCCGGCACGCGCCATCAATGCCTGGCGAATACCATCGGCGACAAAATTACCGTTACCTGCATGAATATGCGCTGGTGTGGTTTTCGCCGATGGTGAAGCATCTTTACCCAGCAGCGCCAGCAGTTTGTCTTTAGCCTGATCGACAGAGCAGTCCATATCTGCTACACACTGCGCCTGCAGTTCGGCGTGTTTACCACCAAACATCGCAAAGAGGTTGTTAATACCATTAACGCGATCCTTTTGCTCAGCGATTACCTGAGCACGAATGGTGTTTTCGTCAATTACGGAAGGTTGGCTCACCACCGGCTGCTGCATTTGTGGTTGCTGGGGATCGCGTTGCGTGGTAGCTCGCGGCGGCGTTAACATGTTGCGAATATTTTTTGGCATCTTTTCGAAGTCCTCAATACGTTTAGACTGGATACAGGCCATAGCCTGAAGAGAGGGGGTGAACTGGTCGGCAAAACCCATAGCGACGCATTCTTTGCCGTCCATCCATGTTTCATCTTCCAGCATCGCCGCTATTTCATCGGGGCTCTTACCCGTTTTCTCTGCATAAGCAGGGATCAGAACAGACTCAACCTTGTCCAGAAGCTCTGCGTAGTCACGCATATCGTTGGCATCGCCACCAGCAAAGCCCCAGGGCTTATGGATCATCATCATGGTGTTTTCAGGCATGATGACCGGATTACCTACCATAGCAATGACAGAGGCCATAGACGCGGCCAGACCGTCGATATGAACGGTAATTGACGCACCATGATGTTTAAGAGCATTAAAAATGGCGATGCCGTCAAAGACATCGCCACCAGGCGAATTGATATGAAGATTAATATGGGTCACATCACCAAGCGCTTTAAGGTCGTTAACAAACTGCCGGGCGGTCACGCCCCAGTAGCCGATCTCGTCGTAGATATAAATTTCTACCTGATTGTCGGCGCTGGCCTGCATACGAAACCACGAATTACTTCTTGCGCTGGCTTTCGGACGACGGGGCGTCCGGTTCTTTGACTTCGGCACTGGTGCCTCCTTTATCGTTTGCAGGATCGGTGTCATACACCAGTCCCAGTTCGCGGTTATCATCAACTTCAGCCTTGCGACGACGTTTCACATCATCCGGATTGCGTCCGCTAGCTCGCACCCAGTCAGATTCTGTCGCAGCACCACCTCGGATTTGCGCTTTCCAGGCATTAGCTTCTTTAACTGGGTCGATCCATGGCATGACCGGACCGGAATAAACTGCGGTGTAAAGCGACGCCATATCCAGCCCACGTGGTAGCTGAATTTCGCCAGAAGCCACCGCCATTTTTAACCAGTTTCGGTACATTGGCCGGGTGATTGCGCCGATGAACCAGTCCTGAAGGATTAGATAACCATCTGTTGATTCAACCAACTCCTGGCGCTGGGCACTGTATGTTCCATCGTAGTTTCTGGCTGTACTGGAGAAGCTGAGACGAGCACCGGCAGCAACAGCGCGCAATTGTCCATTTCGGAATGTTTCAAGGTTAGGGTTTGGTCTGTCGGACTTGATCATCCCGATGTCTTCACCGGGCAGCAGATCATCATAAATAATGCCTGGCTCAATCATTACGTCACGATTGTCTTTGGTGGTATCGTCCGTAAAACTTTGCCCGTCTCCTTTTTTTATGTACATCCCCAGCGCAGCTGCAATACGTGCTGCCGTTAACTCCGCATCCTCGTATTCTTTCAGCGCACTGAGGCGCATGAGCACACCAGAAAGGAGAGAGGTCCCTCGGGTCTGATGAAGACGGCGGGTAAATTTGAGATGAAGCATATTCCCGGCATCGACATCTTTCGTATCCAATTGACGGCCGGTAACAGGCAGACTTTTATAAACCAGGTACTTTTTCGGGCGCCCCCAGTTATCGACATAAACCCCCTGACAAAGTTGCTGTGACTCATTGTTGGTCATCGGCACAAAATCAGCCTCTAGCGCTTCAAGCCAGAAAGGTACGCCAGCCACTGGATCAAGTCCCTGCGCTGAGCCACTCACCATCTGAGCGAAAATTTCCCCGTCCCTGAGCCAACTCCTGAGCATCAACCGCTCAAGCATCGGGCGGGTAAACTGTCCCGTAACCTCAGGGCTGACTGACCATTCGGCCCACTTCGTTCTGATTTGTTCTGCCAGTTTTTTTGCTATATTTCCGTTTTTTAGAACCGGGTGTGGCTCAACAATAATTCCTTTAGCTCCAACTACCCTTTCCTCGAGCTTATCGAATACACCAATAACCAGATCGTGGTTATTGTCCAACCAGCGAGCCTGTTCTCGAAGTGAAACAGCTCCCATCTGACTAAGCTGGTTAGCGGAACGATTTTCCCTGCGGGCCTTATGCGTACGAGTAGGCTTAACAGCTTCATATGCCTGTATCATTGCTCTCGAACGTAACCGCGCCGCTTTCCATCCAGGGGAAAAGACGCCAATCGCATCATCTAACAGGCTCATGGAAACCTCGCGAGTTTATAACCAGGTCGCCCGTGACGTTGAGCCAACAGGGATGCAAGACGGCGCTCCCATTCCTGACGCCCCTTGCGGATTTCGGACAGGTTCTCCAGCGTCATCTGCTGTCCGTTGAATGTAATAGACTTTCCATCCAGCACAGCTATTTCCGCATCGGTATAACGCTGGATAATGGATTCAATATCGGTTTGTTTCACACCCAGCCTCCTGATGATGTAGTCCACGGATTGTTTTCAACATCCGGCTTATTTGCCTTCCGTTTTTTTCTGCTATGGGTCGTTTTTGCTGATAACGTGGGTGACACTTCGCCAGTTTCCGGCGTGCTTTCTTCGATCCACGTTGTCCGCCTCGCCCATTCAGGCGCATCCGGCCATTTGATCTTTTCGTATCCGTGCAATATGGCCAGCGCATCGGCATAAACGAGTAGATCGAAAGCTTCATTCGGACCTCGGCCCGGTTTGCTCCATTTTCCATCGGGTGAACGTTCCTCATAGGTCAGCTCATCGTAAAACCAGCTGCCGAGCCATTTAGGGAAATGCACATAGTTCGGGCCGGGTGATTCTCGCCACAGGGCGTTATTCACTTGATCTTTCAGCGCATCAGTCTGAAGAAGGTAAAGCGGCACATCGCCAGCGGCTTTTGCCCGGCGAGTTGATCTGTCAGTGTTATCAGGAAATGTTCGGGTAATTAGTTTTGGGCGTCGGACACTGTCGCCCTTGAAGAGGAAAATCTTTTTACCAAGCCCATCCCGGCGGCACTTACGCCAGAACTTATATGCGTTATCGGTGACACCATCCTCACCGCCGGAATCGACAGCCATCGCCATGAGCCGCATGCGTTTTGACGGGTTACTCGCTAAGGGCCATGACTTTTCGAACACGTCAGACAAAAGTAAATCCCAGTCTTCCGGGTAACTTGCCGGATCGATGGAGTAACATTCACCGTGCTCGTTTGCCCGCAGAGACTGGCGGATGTTGTAGCGATCTACCAGCCATCTCTCACCCTGCTCACCGTAGCCAGTCACCTGAACCACGAAACGACGGGATTTACCGCCCTGCACATCAACGGTTGCAGTCATAAAGAGCACACCATCTGGTACAGATCGCTTCGGCACGTCTTCAGCGCGTCGTTCGAGCAGCTCACTCTTACGTTGTTCGAGACTGGCTCGGGGTAGATAAGGCCGACCAAAGTCGGTATTAACTACCGTTTTCAGCGTCTCTTCACTCTGGGTGGACTCATATTCCTGCTCAGCAGTCAGGAATTTGTATATCATCTGCGACCATGTCTGATATGCAGCCGCAGGCCCCTCCATCCAGAATGAAGCGATGCGTGATCGCCGCGGCTCCCCAAATCTGTTGCCATCACGATCTATTTTTTCTCCATCGCGTAACCAGACATGGCGGATATTCAGTTCACGTTTCATATCTGCGGTGATCCTGTCTTTGCAGGCCGGGCACTGGAGATATGCAGACTCACTTGCCACAACGGGATCAAGGGAATCCCGGTAGCCCGTCATATTGGCTACCTCCGGCTGAAAATATTCTCCGCAATGCGGACACGGCCAGTAAAGGCGGCGGCGGTCACCACGATTAAACAACGATAATATGCCGGTAGTCGGCGGTGCCTCATGTGCGGTGTTTGGTCGCCATTTCGTGTCACGAATATCTCGGCCAGGTGAACTCTCAACCAGAGTCATGCCGCTGGACATAAACGTAGTGGTACGTTTCGAACCCAGGGAAAATGCATCACCTTCCCCGTCGATATCTTCAGGAAAGCGGTCATAGTCAGTCAACGCCACGCTTTTATAGTCTGACGACGACATAATGTTGACTGACGGCCAGCCCAGTTTGAGATAGTTACCGGCCCGGAAGGTGCGGTCGTGAACGTTATTGTCGTTACGACGCGGACTGAGTCGCGATTTTACTTCCGGACTACACCGGAATGTGCGATCGAGGCGTTTCTTGGAATGTTCACGCGCTTTCTCTTCGGAGACCTGAATAACCAGCATGTCAGCGGGATCACAAACGATGTTGTAGACAATCCAGCCATCAATCAGGCCAATCGTTTTCCCGGTTCGGGCCGGTCCGACAAACACCACCGCATCATATTCACGGGATGCCAGACAATTCATCGGCTCAATAATATAAGGGGCCAGATTGGGGTCCCATGGTACGGAGTTACCCGCCCCCATCGGCACACGCATATATGAGCTGACCGCATCGGCCACCTGCATACGACGTGGGGCACGAAGAATACCGGAGACATCGCGGCGTATCCCCCTGGCAGATGCCCGTTTTGTCATCAGTCCTCCTCTGGCTCATCCTCCTCTGGTTCAGCGTCCATTACTTTTTGGGCAACCTGATCGCGCAGGTCATCAATCACGCTTTGCACGCGTGATACCGCAACCGGCGTAAGTGCACAGTCGCGCTCAAGAATGTCCGGAAGTGTTTCAAGTACCATGACGACGGCTTTCGCCATCATTGAAAATTCACGTGCGACGTCTTCGGCGGGGATAAGTTGTTTGGTATCTACTTCAAATTTCAACCGCTCGTTTTCTGCTTTCCAGTGAGCGAGGCGATCAGGGGGTGTCATCTCTTCAAGATTCGATGAGGAAACCGTCGGGATCATTAATTCTGTCAGAATATCGGTGACAAGATACAACTTAAGTTTGCTGTTGCTTCCCTGGGCGGGACTGACATTTTTTAGCCTGGTAGCGACGGTCTGCCGGTGTACGCCAGTAATCCCGGCAAGCTGGTTGATATTGAGTTTTAAAGTAGCGATTTCCTGATCCATGATGGTGAACACTTTTTATACGATTCGACATCATTGAAAATCCGACATCTGGAAAATCAATAACCTGTGCACATGATGATGATGACTATGAAAAATGAAAACTAGCCGTTTTCCGCGAGTCCGCCGCCCCGTGGTAGCCCACCCCTCCGGGAGGACCCATTAAATGATAATGATTACCATTTGCACTTTAATAATTCATAACCACCAATCATGGCCATTTAGACGTCCAAACATCCAATTTCACCATTTGTAATCAAAAGTGATACTCATTCGCATTATCAAGACCCTCGCAATGTGAGGGGCTTCTGTAATGCGTACGTCTACTGTGCAGATGGAGACAGCTCCCCTTCTTCAAACTATGCGTCTACAGCTCGCCCGTCTGCTGCACGATAATGAATAAGGTACTGATTGGGGCCATGCGTATATTCAGCACGAGCTTTGATATGCCCTTCTTCTTCACTGATACTGACGGTTACCACCTGACCAAGTTCATGTTTAAAGCTCATCGGTTATTACCTCTTTTTGCATATAAAAAAACCCCGCCGAAGCGAGGTTCTCGTTTGACTGAAATGGCTATTTCTTGAGTGCCTCAGCATAAGCCTGAGCGCTCTTTTGTGATGACTCCATTATGTCATCAGTCAGCGTTTGCTGGCCCCATTTGGTGACCTTACCATTAACGAAAGTTATAACCAGTCGATCGTTAGCCAATTGTTCGTTATCAATGATTGTGTAGCCATAGAGAGTCTTATTCCAGTATATCCAGCGCTCACGTTCCTGGTTCACATCCGTCCTGCGTGGTGACCCCATGATCTGCATGACGTCGTTTTTGTTCATTCCAAGAGATAAAAGCATTGATCTCTGGTTGTAATCTACTTTCTGGACTGTTGGCGCACATGCGGTAATTGTTAAAGCTGAAACACCAATTAATGCTGCAAAAAGTAACTTTTTCACGTCCCTATTCCCCATCGGTTTATTTGGGACAGATTAACAGGGGAAACAACAACACCGCAATTGAGCCCTGCATTATCACAGGCACTCAGTGAATGCCTGCTGTAATGCCTTAGCTCGCCTGTTCTGCGATGGTATCAAACAGCGCCAGCGCCTCAGTCGCTTCCTGGATGGCCTTGCGGGTCTTCGAGACAATCTCACTTTCAGTGAAGACACGATCAAAAGAGTCAGCGAATAGCTCAGCTTTCAGATTGCTATCACCAACCCAGTCAATGGCCAGCTTGGCCGCTGCGGTGTCGTAGTTAACTTTCTTAATGATGGTCAGGCGGATTTGTTCTGCAGGTGTAATTTCTGACATGTCTTACCTCTGTGCGATGTGGGGAGCATTATCGAAGCCACTCAGCAGAATGGCTCCTGTAATGCTTTGCCACTTCCCGGAGTGGCCACGCTCATGCCCTTGAGTTGCTGTCGCATCATCGCCGCCTATAACCGGTGCACGTTTGGCATTCGCGCTGCTTTACCGGAGCTTATTGTTATCTATGAACCCTTACCCATCACTACACAGGCTCGCCATAACGCGACTCGGGGTAGCATCACTACTGCTACATTGCCTTTCGGCTGCGGTCTATCCGCTTATTACTTCATTGCTTTATCCTCGGGTGGGTATAGTTGGTGATTTATCCCTTGGTGGGGGTAATGTTCGGGCAATTGGCCTGCACTGCTTTGTTGTGCGCCAGAATGTCGCGCTTGGTCTGCTTATCCAACACGTCGATATCGTGGTCAGTCAGGTAGATGATGCGCACCCAGCTGCAGGCCGTATCAACGACTACCGGGGCGGGTAAACTTTTCGCGCAGCTCCCGATCAACATCGTCATCAGGCATATGACTAACACTCTGCTGTACATCACTGGCCCCTTTCACAACTTCCGCCTTACGTTCTGCCGCGGCGACGGTGGCGGCGGCGTTCTCTTCGGTACGCTGCTGATCGGCTTTGGCTTCCGCCTTACTGGTCCCGCGAGCGTGGCCGATGCCGAACGCGCCAGCGATAGCACCCAGGATGACAACCACCAGCCCCGCGATTGCTTCGATTCCCATGATCACACCACCAGTACCGCTTTTGCTTTCAGGAAGCGGGCGCGCCGGTCATCTATGCCGTTCTGTCCGCCGTTGATAATCTGCGTGACGCGTGCAAGGTCACCGGGATAACGCAAACAGCCGCGTGAGGCATAGAACCAAGCAGCACTGCGCGCCGCATACTCATCCTGGGCCAGCAATTCAGGCTGTTTAACCAGATCAATCTTCAGAGCATTCCCGCAGTCGCGGTAATTGTTCAGGCCGGTGATCTGGATGAGCCCACGCCCTCGGTAAAACCAGCCGTCTGTTGCCCCGTTATTACCCATGCGTTTGCTGTACACCAGGTTGGCGATCGCTCTTTGCCTCTCCAGTGGCAAAGAGGGCTCACCCTGACGGCGGCCGAGCGAATTAGCCTGACCCTGCGTCAGCCGCCCGGCGCGGACAAAACTATTCAACCCGGCCACGCTATAATTGAAGCTCTCAACAAGCTGGGTAAATCCCGTGCTTTCATGCCCTACCTGGGCAATGAACATCGCCTGATCGATAGCTGCTGTTATGCCAAACTCTTTCATCGCGGCTGTAATATGCGGAAACCAGCGCGCAGCTAACCCGGCGCTGATGCCAGCCGCCTTCTGGAATTGTGTTTGATTCATTAGTGCCTCAGTGTATCGACCAGACGCGCCACGTTACCCCGAGCCCACAGCACGGCGGCGCATATCATCACGTTTGCCATTACCACCAGCCAGTGGGACTGTACGTAAAGACCGAAGATAAACTGGAAAGGAATACTCGCGTAAATCAATACTAGTAAGTAAGCAAGAATGGAGATACCAGGACGATGCCTGGCACCGCGACGTTGATAAAACATCAAAGCGCAGACAATAACGGCACATATCACCGCATTGGCCAGCGCTGCCGGGTCATTTATTACCATTCGAACCTCCTCCCCTTAATCGGGAAAGTAATCCGAACAGGCTGCTCAAGTCCTGGCTGTTAATGAAAGTCAGGACCTTGATGGTGACAGCAGATGCCACCACCGCACCGAGCGCATCAAGCGGACGATCTGTATAGCCTGTCCAGGTAGTAAATTTTGAACCTAATAATCCGGCAGCCAGAACACCGACAATAAACGATGTCATGAAGTAAGCTATTTGCCTTCCACGTGTCAGGTTTGCGGTCGTTGCCACATAAAACACCGCGCCGCCAAAAGCCCCAAATACCACACCAAAATCGGTGTGGGTGATAACGCCATATACGACGGAACCAATTAAACCGCCGCCAAAAATCAGGCCGGTACCAGTTAAAGGATCGGACATTAAGCCCCCTCTATTGCTGTGAGTCCTCTCATAAGCGAGGGGAATAAAAAAGCCTGCACGATGGCAGGCCCTGAATTGATTTAGGAATATGCAGCGACGGAACATTGTGATTTGAAAAACCAATAAGCAGGGCTGGTCTACTATCTTTTTTTGGTGTTATGCTTTGCCATCTCGATATAGGTCGACGTTAACCTTGTTTTGCTCATCTTTCGGTTTAGATGCGATATTAAAATTAGACATGCTTATGGCTCACATTTCCAGATAGTATTTTGCACCCCACTACCTTTCGGTAAGTTCGGGTTCATATTAGCGCTATGGAGATAAACTGCTTTCGATTTGCCATATTGCTGGCACGCCTTAACAGCAGTGTTATGCAAACTATCCAGTCCGTACCAAGCATCGGACTGAATACTGACCTTTTCACCATCATTATACTGGACTGCAGCGCACCCCGACAGAGCACCTATAATCACAACACCTATAAACAGTCGAATGCTTTTCATTGCGTTCCCCTACGATTACTGAGGCGGATTATAGGGTATGCAGCAAAACCTTTCGAGTGGAATATGAGAGCCAAAACAGCTCTAGAACAAACAGTCATTGGGTTGAGGGATCTACCGCGCACCCTTCGAATCTAATCTGAGTATCAGCGCCACAACAATGACGACTAATAGCACCAGATCTAGCAGCAGCCCCGCCAGTCGCCAGGCAACAAGTAACGCGATAGTGAACAACACCCAGAAACACAGCCTGCGCAGCATGATTATTTACCATTGGTGCCGAGCACTCGGCTCAGGTTTTTCAGCAGGACAGTCGAGGCCGTTTCCAGCATGTCATCGCCCGCCTCGGTATTGGCGACCACCAGCGTCTTAGTGCAGGGAACCTTCACCTTCGAATCGCTCAGCCAACCGGATTCGGTCACCGCCTTTTTCAGTTCGTACACCGGCTTCCCGTTAGGCAACTTATCGTCTACGTGCCAGCCGTTCATGTCGATCATCGTCAGGCCGCTACCTTCCTGATTAACCGCCTCCAGAAACTTATTCGACCTGTCTGGCGCAGAGACCCAGAGGAAGGCGTCATACTCGCCAGTGGTGACTTTCGCCAGCGAGCGCACACCGCCTTTGGCGTAGGTCTCAACTTTGGCATAATCCTTTTCCAGTCCCTGCAGATATTGCCAGGATGCATACGATCCGCTGGTTGGCTCACCAACTGCGATTTTCACACCCGCCTTTAAATCCCCTTCGTCGCTGATCTTGCCGCCCTTCTTCACCGCGACAAAAACGCATTCATCAGCCAGTTCGCCGATAATGTCCACCTTCTGCGCTTCGTTGCTGTGCCGACTGCGCCAGAACTGGAAAGCATCAGCTTGGGTGAAACCGATCTGCGCGGTACCGCTGGCCACCTTGTCGAGATTGTCCAGCGAGCCTTTGCTGGGGATCACTGTGGAGCTATAGCCATACTCACTCAGGGAGCTGGCGAGGTTCACGCCGTACACCGCATTGTAGGTAAGCCCTTGCTGGCCGGTAGTAATGACAACTCCAGCAGCCGAAGCGGCGTTACTCAGGCATAGCGAAGCGACCACGATTGCGGCCATGATTAACTTTTTCATGTGACTTTCCTTTTGAGGTGAGCCTTCGCCCGGAGTGGCCGCCCTGCAGAACAGTCACACGACCATTCCAAAGGCTCACCCCGAAAAGCTCTGCAGGTTTATGCGCCGGGCGGGGCGCAGATATAAAAAAGGCCCGCAAATGCGAGCCTATGGTTGTGTGGTGGTGAGCGCCCAACTCTCACTTAAAGCCAATCGACAAATTTTTATCGCTGCTTTATGGGCCGGGATTAACCGATATGTTCTTTCACCACAATCGTGCTTTGTTCCGCTTACTGGTACGGAGCGCTCAACATTAGTTTGCGCAGATCCAAATTGTGGCCCTGCTTTAAAGTCACTTTGCGCGCAGCTGGGACATGTAAGTTACGCATTGTGATCGGGATTCGCTTCAGACGCTGGCCCCGCTGCCATTCTGGTGCTGGTTGACGGAATCGAACCGCCGACATCCTGCTTACAAGGCAGGCGCTCTACCTGCTGAGCTAAACCAGCAAATTACGCATTTCCATGACCGTCTGATCAAATCGCTCCTTCTCAAGCTCAACACCGATACCATTCCGACCGAGCAAAGCGGCCTGCTTAAGCGTTGAGCCAGAGCCGAAGAAGAAATCCGCGACTACCTCACCAGGTCTGCTGCTTGCTTTGATAATCTGCTGCAGCATATCGGCGGGCTTTTCACATGGGTGCTTCCCCGGGTAGAACTGAACCGGCTTATGGGTCCAGACATCGGTATATGGCACCGTGACAGAAACGCTGAAAGGTCTACGTAGACGCTGATACTCATGCTGGAGTTCTGCGTATTTCCGGTTAAGTGATTGCCATGTTGCCACCAGCTGGTGGTGAGGCCTCTCCAGCTCATTGCGTGCATGCTTGTCACCGGCAATTTGCTGGAACAATGCCTGGAGCTTCAAATAGTCAGTTTCGCTCGGCAACTGCCACTGGCTAAGACCAAACCAGTGGGAAACCATATTTTTCTTTCCCGTTGCAGCAGCAATTTGAGCAGAGGTTACCCCCAGAGACTCTCTGGCATCACGGAAATATGAAATTAATGGAGTCATGACATGCTGCTTAAGCTCGCTGCATTTGACAGCGAAACCATCATTTTTCGGCCTGTATGGGCCCTGATAATGATCAGCAAAAATGATCCGCTCAGTAGCCGGGAAATATGAACGCAGACTTTCTTTATTGCATCCATTCCAGCGACCTGATGGTTTGGCCCAGATGATATGGTTGAGCAGGTTAAAATGCTCTCTAACCAGTATTTCAATATCGGAGGCTAAACGGTGCCCGCAGAACAGGTACATACTGCCGGAGGGTTTTAATACCCGCCAGAACTCGGACAAACATCTATCCAGCCAACGTAAGTAATCCTCGTCCCCTTTCCACTGATTATCCCAGCCGTTCGGCTTTACCTTAAAGTAAGGCGGGTCCGTAACGATTAGGTCGATAGAGTTATCAGGTAGCGATGGAAGATATTGCAGGCAGTCAGCATTCACCAACTCAATACTGGATATTTTTACAGTGTTTTTCATAGATCAGTAAGCGTAACTCTGGTAGGCTCACTATGCTTTTGCGCTAAAGCAGTGGGCCATGGTTCGCTTGTGACCTTCTACATGAGCGAATGGCTGGCCGGGTGCTACAACACCCACCAGCCGCCCATTTTCACAGCAGGAAACCTCCATTACTGGAGGCGCTTGTAACACCCAAACTGGTAATCAGATAACCCCGCCATCACAAGCTGCGTCAGTATTAACTGGCAACGTTCGCGCGTCAGGTGCGTATTCTGTGCAATCTCTCCAGCCGTTGCAGGCTTGTCGCTTAAAGCGCTCAAAACCGCTTTGGCTGTTTCTGTCATATCTTGCTGATTTAGCATGTCTTTTACCCTTTCATTTGGCGTGACACACAGATAACTCTGGTCGAATAATTCAGCAAGCTTCAAATTACCGCCACTGCGAGAAATGTGATTCGCAGCCATAAAAAAACCCGCTCGGAGGCGGGTTTGATAACGTTGAACATACAATGCCCATCGTTAAGATTAAATTTACACAAAAACGGCAACTTTGCAAGTATCGTGTCGCTATTTCATGCGAAATTTATCAAATCAGTCGTTTTTGTAACTCGCCGGAGTTGAGCATCAGTAAAACTCTCCTCCACAAAACATTTGGTCACCAGGCTTTCATAGAAAGGTTTCCAGCTATAACGCCAGGTACGCTCCGGCAAGCCAGGTAACTCTGAAAGGATGCCGCGGTATGCGTTGGAGGATTTTGGCCTGCTAAACCCGCGGCCTTCACAACGCTTACATGTCCTGTAGACAGGCACTCCCTGAAGTTCGGATTCTTTGCGGTCAAGTGTCTTCCCCGTCCCGCTGCACTGGCAGCGCTTACTGATTTTCCCGGTGCCATGGCATTTCACACAAAGCACGTGATCGACATCCTGCACCTGCCGCTTAACCTCAAAATCCGAAGGTGACTGCCTGAGGTCTTTTGCCCATTGCGGTAATCTCATTGTGTAGTGGCTTTTCTCGACCATTTTAACTTTCTTCACGAACCCCTTACCTGCGCATTTCGTACAGTCCGTAGTATCCGCAGCTGATGAGGCGTAGTCGTGATATGCGAACCTGGCGATGATCAGCATGCAAAGAGGAAATTTCTTGCCGGCGGCTTTCCTGACTGAGCGGGGAGCATTCTTCTTTGCATATTCGGCCAACCAGTGAATTGAGGCCATGCGGTCATTCTCGCTGATGCCAGCCTTACCCAGGAACATGGATAGTCCGATCCCCGCTTCGGCCTGCGTCATCCCCAGCGCAGCCATAACGTCAGTTACGGTGAGTTGTTCGCTGGCAGTTGCTCTCCCGCTATCTGAAATATGCATTCCTTTCGGGGCAAAGAATTTTGGAATTGATTCGATATTCATGCTCAGCACTCCATACACTTATTCTTTAAAAATGACGCCAATACCAAGCGCACGATCAAGAAAACGTATTAGCAGCTCCAGCTGCGAACCATACTTCTCTTCAAATGCGATGAGGTCGGCATGTAGTTCATCGTGATGCGCTCTGCACAGCGGTATCACGAACAGGTCATGGGCTTTGGTTGCTGTTCCTCCCATACCATGACCTATTATATGGTGTGGATCGTCAGCTGGTTGCCTACAGCAGGCACATTCCTGTGTTTTTACCCACTGGGTGTATTGAGGACAAATCCAGCGCCGGCGCTTCGGTCGCAACATAAATGCTTCAGGGCAGTCCGGATCCACGCCCAACCGGAGAATAGGTCTCCCAGCATCGTGATCACCCGTCTCCAGATCCCCTGTTATGGCATGGCTTTCCCTCTTATCCAGACGTCTTTTAAGTATGTCGGCTGCGGGTATTGCCGGAATGATGTCGCTGTCCCTGTATACCGAACGGTGCGGCTCTGGAGCTATACGCAAGGCCTTTTCAGCCATAGTCTCCGTTATCGCATCAGAAATCCCAGACTGAACAGCCCACCAGCACAACTCTGCCAGGGATAATGTCCTTTCCCGGGTGCATCCAAGCGAAAGCAGGACCATATCGATGACCCAGTCGATAACATTACGGCTTGCTATTTCCTTGATCGCCGGATCCGGCTCATCTCGAAGCTTATTGTCGCAATGCCAGCATAATAAAACGGATCCTGGATCTTGCCTTAAGATGACTGTTTCGATGTGGTGATATCCCTCATCATGATTCTGGCATTGTCTGACAGCCAGGCTAAGCCATCGCTCCAGCCCCTCAATACCTCCCGCAGCTGTGATGACACGTGGATCGGTAAAGAAAGGAACAAGGCTGCGATCTACGGATAACGGCTGGCGAGCGTCTGGCACTTTCCCCGTAGGAAAACCGGCCATGTACTCGGGCTGTGGAGTTATTAGAACGCGCCCCTGAGCAAAAAGGCTCATCAGCTCCTTTCCCGGTTTAAAGAGTACTACGCCGAGGCGGGGCACAATCTCTGGTGTTAGTAATCCGCGCAAGATCATCCCCTACTGCGTGACAATGCCGAGCAGTCTCAGAAGCTCGGGAAATTTTGATTCAAAAAAATGTGGCTGAGTCTCCCGGGGATTCGCAGGGCTGGTGATATTTTTCCCGTAAAGGCAGCCTTTGGCTGTTACAGACCAGAATTTTTTTACTCCGTTTAATCCGCTCCGGCTTTGCCGTTCCTTCTGATCCACGATCCCGGCACGAGCCATTAAGTGATATGCCTGGTTTGCAGTTAGCCGTATCCCATGGGTTTTAAGCAGAGCACTAAGCGAGAGTGTGGGCCGACTGGATCCATCCATGGCGCCGGCTGGAGCATCAATCGCATAAGCAGGCATTAAATCTGGAAGCCCGGCCGCCTGTTGCAATTTCTGGTAAGCACCAAGTTTGGAAGAATTTGAGAGGTTTAATGTTCGGGATGCTGACTCCAGCAAAATGACACCAGCCTGAATACGATCGGAGGTCAGCGTTGTCATAGTATTTTGCACCGCATCAAACGTTCTGATGACTTTCAGATTGAAGGCGGCGCTAATCCACATAGCATAGGCATACACCAATTCCTTGCAGGCGTATGTCCCAGGGTTGATCCCTCCTCTCACAACATCGACAGGAGCAAACGCCATATCTGGCGTTAGCTCAGCAATCAACTGAGCTGCCATCTCGGACCGAAGCCAGCGGTTAGGATTATGACGTTCTTCTCCACCAGCTGCGCGCTGAAAGTCATTTAAACAAAATCGACCTGCTGAATCCCGGCGAACGAAAATACCTTCTATCGCCAAATGAGAGTGGTTTTTGGGCGCACCATAGCCCATAACGTGGTTAGCCATATTTATCTCCATACACTTTAACGTGACGATCGGGCCTGCACGCCCGGTTCGTTTACACACCTTGAGATTAATGCCTGATTGCATAGTCTTCAACCTACCACTGAACAAACATCCAGCACTTTATTGAATGCCGTTATGGTGATCTCAACTCTCCCTCCCTTTGCATTCTCACCCTACTCGATCGTCATTCTCTTAACCTGGCTGTCATCCTCCCAGATACCGGCATATGTAAGTGCGTCGAAAAGCGCCTTGTTGTAGTTGTCCAGATCGCGGCGGCGGTAATCAGGCGGATGCAGGACAATGACTACCTCCGCTGGTGAAGCGGAGGGTTTTGGGACTGCTTTCAGCTGTTCGATAATCGCTGCTCTTACAGCATGTTTGAATTTGCGGCCGGCTTCGCTGACCAGCAATTTACCTTTTGCAGTCCCCTTATTTGGGGACCGCCAGTAGGAGTTCACGCTGGGCGGGAAAGGAAGAATAAATTTCATTCATCCTCCAAAATCAACTTGAGCTCAAAGGGAACCTCCCCTCCGCAATAGCAAAGCTGTCCCAGGTCAGACATAAGGCGCCATAGGGTCATTGACGAGTAGCCATTTTCGTCTGTCGCCAACGGTACAAACGCTCCGAATATCCCCGGATAACGTATACGGTTCTCTTCGTGTTGTTTTTCCAAATGATTGAGGGAAACTTCATTAAGTTTCACTTTCACGATGCTGTTGAGGTTAACGACCAGCTCCTTTCGGGAAAACGAAGGAGTGATGCTGATACCGCGGGATACCCCGCGGGTGATTGTGATGGCCCCTTTTCTCTCCAGTGACTTCAGGTGGCTTGCCGCCGCATTGGGGGACCGGCACCCCAGCATGCCTACGAACGCCTCGAACGTTTCACCAACGCGGTCCGGATCCGGACGCATTTCCGCCGCCAGTAGTGGACCCCACGTTTTAAACTCTTCGACGTTCTCCAGCATCATTACCCGCGGACCAACATCCAGCGCCCAGCGAAGAACGATCCACGCAAGCCCACGAATCGCTTTTTCAACTGGTTTAGCTCCTTTCGCTTTGGAAAAGTGGCGACAGTCTGGGGAGAACCAGGTCAGGCCAATAGGTTTGCCGCTGGTTGCTGCGCCAGGAGAAACATCGAACACGCTTTCGCAGTAGTGCAAGGTATCCGGATGATTGGTACGGTGCATGGCCACAGCATTTTCATCATGGTTAATGGCAATATCGACACTACGCCCAATAGCCATCTCAATCCCGGTAGAAGCGCCGCCGCCTCCGGCAAAGTTATCAACGATAATTTCACGCATGGCTAACCCCCTGCATACTGCTGACCAGTCGGCTGGCAATAGTTATGATTTCGGTACTGGGCGTACGCTCAAGCCACAGCTGATTGATGTGTGCCTTCAGCTTGTTTTGCTGAGACTCGTTAAGATGATTCACGCCTTCGACTCGCTCAAATACCAGGCCGACTTCCAGTGGCCATATCCGGCTTTCGGGTAAGGTCTGTTTGGCAACTGAGAGAGCTTCCCGAACATGGCTGCGGATCAGTCTGCTGTTGAACCAGCTCGCTTTATCCAGGCCGCCAACAATATCGATGAACTCAGTGACCGGGCATGTGTCGATAAACTCTGCATACACCGAATTCATGCGTTCTATGGTTTCTTCACGTGCAGTTGCGGATCCAAGATCAACACCGTTAAGCCAGCCCACCAGCACTTGTTTCGCAGTTTGTTTTATGATCAGGGATTGAGCTGTGGCGATCGTTTCTGATTTAACCGGCGTAAACTCCGGTTTATCCACTGAATCAGCCGCCCAGGTATGACCAAACTTTGACTCGGCAAAGGTGTACTCGGCTTTATCTCCAAAAGCCGCTACCACGCAAGCCCAGGATCGTATGCCGCTTTTCGCGAGGATTTCGTCCTGAAGAAGTGGGATTTCAGTTTCAGCTTGCTCTGTCTGAGGCTGATCCATTACTGGAGCTGTTGCCTGTTTACCCACGGCGTACTGGGCCAGGGCCATACTTGCGCGCCCCTTGGCTTCAAGAGCCACACGATCGATATAGCTAAAGCGCTCCCCTCGCCATGACTTATCAAATACAACAATCGCCCCTGCAAAGAAGGCACTGGTCGGCTTCTGCTTATCGTCCGCCGGCTTAAACCAGGTAGGCAGATCGAAACCGATGCGACCGCGAATAAAACAGACATGATCCGCATCTTCAGGCCACCATGTCTCACTCGTTGCTGACTTCACCAGAAAGACATAACGACCACCCTTTTCACGCTGAGCGGATGCATAACTCATGATGTGGGTCATGCCTGTGATCGCCTGCTTTTCGTGATACTGAGAACGGCTATACGGCGGATTTCCAAATGCCGCGCCGCCGAGTTCTATCAGTCGCGCCGCCCAGTCCTGCGTCAGGGCATTATCTTCTGCTGAGTACCACGTAGGGCATTTTGCGTTGCTTTCATCTGCAAAGAGGTCAAGTACCAGCGGGCCATACATAGCGTTAACCCCCCAGAAAAATAGATCGGGCGTTCTCCACTGGTCGCCCACCTCCTTGAGATAGTGGGCAGATGCAGCACGTAATGCATCCAGAGCATCACAGTACTGGCTTCTGGTGATTTGGAGTTCGGCCTCATCCACCAGCATTTCGCCTTCGCTGGTCGTGTTCAGTCGATGCACAGATCACCTCCGCAGTAATTCCCGGCTAAGAGACACTCAGTGTGTGATTTCCCCATGCGTGCTTTCCGGAGGCAGGCATTTTTCTGACGAATGTAATACTCAAGAGTTTTTTGGCTGCAGCTTGAGGTGCTGAGCTGGTGCCACACAGTTGCGGCCCGGCGATACAAGCTGCGCTCTTCGAGTTTTTTAGCGGCTTTTTCCTGTTCCAGGTTGCCTCTGGACTTAAAGTCGTCCTGTAGGTCTTCGCAGCAGGAAGCATCATTGATGACTCGATAAATAAAACCGCATGAGGTTGCTTTGGTCTCAAGGCGCCCTTCTGTGTACAGGCGATATACGGCACTTTTCACAGAAACAGGTTTGCAGTCAGGAAAGGCGGCAATGATATCGCGCATTTTCTGATCTGGGTTTTTAGTAATGAATTCAAAGGCCATTTGAGTAATGTTCATCCACGAAACCCCTTCGGTATGGTCGTTTGCACGGCACCAATTTGGTTGATATCACGCGGCTTAGTTCTGTCCCAGCATTCCCGTGGCGGCCGCCCTTTGGCATCCCATCGGATAGCGCTCTGCAGATAGCCTTCGAATTTTTTTGGACCAAAAAGCGTCTCTGGGCGCATGTAATGGTATTGCTCGTCGTTGCCATGCCAGTGCTCATGCTTAACGTCGATAACGAGTTTCAGATCTGGAACGGTATGCCCCTCACGCAGACGTGCCCGAATGTTTTCGAGGGAAGTTTTTGACTTCTGAAACCGGGAGCCACTGACCTGGTTCAGATGCGTCAGAACTTCGATCGCATGGTCAGTGATCACCACTTCAGGATCCGGCTTATCGTCGGGTTCCGCAGGAGCCCGACAAAAAGGTTTTTTAGATGACGGATCTAATGACGGATCTAATGACGGATCGCCTTCAACCATTGAGGGGTCCCCCCGCAATATTTGAGGGGATGCAGACCCATTATTTGAGGCATCAGAATTTGACCACTCAAATTTTGAACCCTCAATTTCTGAGGCATCAAATTTTGATTGTTCACGCGGGGTTGCGTAGAAGAGTTTTGCTTCAGCTGCTGCACGTTCCAGCATATCGACGTTGAGTTTGTAGACGTTCGAATTATTCTTGCCGCCTACGCGACGCTCCTGCTTCTTCAGCCACCCTTTCGCCTGAAGTTTTTTAATGGCGCTTCGAACAGTGTTCTCGCTCTTTGCCCCAATCTGTCGCTGAATAGTTGTCACAGCAGGCCACGATATTCCTTCATCGTTGCTGAAGTCAGCCAGGCGGGCCATGACCGCTATTTCAGATATGATCAGGCCTTTGAAAGCACAGGCTTCCCATACCAGGCCGTGTAATTTACTGCTCATGGCTACCCTCTACTTCCCTGAATTTTCGTTGAAACTGATCGAGTGGGCTAAAACACTCGTGCGGATAGCCTTCCCTGAGGGAAATGACACGATTCGTCTCACGTTCCCAGCGTATGACTCTGACGGGCTTGCCATAGTGGTCTCTGAACTTTCGGTTAACTTCGCGCATAACGCTTTTACCCTCCGGTTAAAGACCCCCACAATCGCCGTTGCCCGGCTGTGGTTACATGAAACCCATTTACCGCATACCATGCGTTCATACCGAAACAGCGCAGCACCCGTCACCGGACGCATACGTAGTTGCGGTAACCTGAGATTTACGATTAAATTGCTCATGCGGATTATTTCTCCATACACGTTGATTTATCTGCCACGACGCCCGGAGCTGCACACTCGCGGGCGTCACTCTTTTCTGGCTGACAAAAGACACGGAAAAGTAACGTTAAATGCTCCTGCCATTTCGCCATGACCTGGTAACTGTTCTCCTCGATCTGCTCACGTTCGGCCTGGTCAATAACACCGTCAGCAGTGGCTTTGCGTAGATACTGCGAGTGTTTTCCTATCCACTCGATCGACTCCATCAGGCGCTGGTTAATATCGGCGTTATCAACTTCCTCGATATCGGCCAGTGGTACGAATACCCCGTTTGAATGGCGTGCTATCGCATTGGCAATGTGGTTTGATCCACCAGCACGCTGCAGGACCATTGCCCAGCCGATTGGGAAGATCTGATCACCATCCGAGCGAAGGCGGTTAAATAACGCATTCTCTGTAACGCCCAGCCATTCAGCGGCCTCTTCATAACCACCATCTAAATCGGTGATCGTCTTTTTGATCGCAGCTACCAACCATGTCGGTTGCTTATCGACTTTCCACTCAGGTTCTATACCCACGGCTTACCCCTTATCTCTGTGGTGTCATTCATGCTTTATGTGGATTAGTCTTCTCATAAAGCTCAGGACGAAAAATGAGCTTTCCATTGGTACGATATGCAGCTTCAGCAGCACGACCTTTAGGGATCAGACTACCTGGGCGTTTTCTCCATTGATAAAAAGCCTCCGGAGAAACGCCGAAGAAATCAGCTGCCTTATTGGGGGTTCCGAAGAACGTTTCTAACTCTGTTGTTGTCATACACCCTCCTAAATTTATTTAGATATTACTTACAAAGCAAATTTAGGTCAATTAAAGCTAAGATAATTTAGTTTTCATAACATGGCGAACCACAGTGAGCACATTTGGAAGTCGTTTAAAATCATTGAGAAAGGACCGTAAACTTACCCAGAAGCAACTGGGTAGAGTTGTTGGAGTGACAGATGTCACCATTGGGTACTGGGAGAAAGATCAAAACATACCTGGAGGTGTCTCGCTGACAAAATTAGCGCGGTATTTTGGGGTTTCTGAGGACTTTCTCCTAACCGGAAAAGAGGAGCTTTCAAACGTAACGCCAGGTAACTTGGGCGCTATGCAGATCCCTATCATAAGCTGGGTACAAGCCGGCACTTGGACATCTGAAAGTGATGCTCGTAATTTAGAGGGCGCCGTGGATTACATTTTAACTAACGGCGCTCATTCGTTTGGTACCTTCGCACTTAAGGTACGTGGAAAATCGATGGAGCCGGAGTTCAAAGAAGGAGACACTATCATTGTGGATCCTGACTTGTGTCCAGGCCCTGGGGACTATGTTGTAGCCAAAAACGGTAGTGAATACGCCACTTTTAAAAAATACCGTGCAAGAGGTGTCAACGAGGACGGCGAAGAGGTATTCGAATTGGTCCCCTTAAACCCTGATTTTGCTGCTTTAAATTCTGCTGTAGAAAAAATTTCCATCATCGGTGTTGTTGTCGAACACCGCCGCCAGATGCGACGCTAATCTTTCTCCCTCCCCTTACCAATGGTGAAAACTAAAAATATTTAGTATTTTCACCTTGACCAAGAAACTAAATTATTTTAGATTTTATTCATCAGCCGCGGACCTACCGTACGCCGAAGTGCAGGCACTAGAGACAAACGAAAACGATGGTGACTCGCTAAGCATTCAACCGAAGAGGCATTCAGGATGGATAAAGAATACGAAGAATATTTTGACAGTCTGGCAGAAGGTGAAGAAGCACTGAGCTTTGCCGAGTTCTGCGAGGCTCTCTCCTAAACATGGCGAAAGCCGACAGCGTTGAAGGCGATTTTCTCGGTTTGCGCGCTAAACCATAGCGGGGGTGAAATCGGGGCGGAGAAGCAGAATCCGCGATGTCGGGACTTGATACTTCCGGCCAAACCAACAAGCCGAGTGATCGCGTAACGGTCCTTTGCATCTGCCCCGGCGAGGTGGCGCCGCCGGACCGGGGTAGATGAATCGTACACAACTTGAAAGCGCATTCCATCTTCCATCGGTCGTGGGGATCGGTTTGTAACTGAAGGAGTGCGCTTCCAGTTGTGAACGGCAATATTCGCAACCGCTGTATGGCACATGCAGCGTTAGCCGCCAGAGAGTTACCTTTATCCATGCGCTCTCAGGAATTCCGGAAGAATGTGCAAGCTAAGTGTTTCAGGCACGACGTGCGCCCCACCAGCGCGGCGAAAAGGTGTGACACCCGGGAAGAGTCCGGGACACAACAGGAAAGAGCACTGAAGATGCCAGGAAACGCCCTACCGCCAGGCAGACAGACGGATTATCCCGTAAGGGGTGGCGGCAGTGCTCTTACCGTTGTGGATGTAGCTCAATTGGTTAGAGCGCCTCCAGATGGAGGAGTTGAGCACTGCGCAAGGTTCATAACCTAGCGTATCTCATGCGGCTGGCCAGATGTTATTCGGGTTCGAGTCCCGGCGCCACAACCCCATCACGTAGCCAGCGTGGTAACCCGTAGTACCTGTAACGAAAGCTGTATGAAGTTTTGGCGGTGCCAGTTTCCCTTTGTTTCTGGTACCGCCCTTTTTACACAAGACACAAGAGCATCACCGGGCGACGGGCTCATAACCCAATCCACCCGGGCGGCCGTCAACCGCAGATGCTCTTCTGTGTTGTGTATGGAGAAACCGTCGGCGGTGGCAGCCGCCCTAACAAAGAGGTAGTGCTATGAGCAATGATCGCATGACCAATGTTCCAGATTTCCTGGGCGAATTGGATGCTGGCGTGTTCATCAACAAGATCGCCGGGGCGCTCAATACCGCCGCACTGGGCGTTTTGAACAATGGCAGCAAAGGCAAAGTAGTACTGACTTTCGACATCGATCGCATGGGCAATTCGATCGAAGAAAAGCGAGTCATGATCAAACACAAACTGCAGTACATCACCCCCACCCCGCGCGGGAAAGTTTCTGAAGAAGACACGACAGAAACGCCGATGTTTGTTAACCGCGGCGGCAAGCTGACCATCCTGCAGGAAGACCAGGGCAACCTGTTTACTCTGGGTGGGGATCCGGATGCAAAGCTGCGGACGGCGCCATAGGCCGTGACTGATGCGTTTTTAGTTTAACTACATTTTTCTTTAAGGAAATTTTATGTCTCAACAATTAGATGGCAGCGCAATTAAGCAAGTTCAGGACCTGGTGCTTTCCGGTTACTACATGGAAGATATCCAGCGACTGGCATGCCCAACAGCTGTCCTCCCAGCTGGCACGGGTATCGAAAGCCTCGAACGCTTCTCCTCGGAGCGCTTTCGTTTCCGTGGTGCGATGGAAACCACAAGCATCGACGACTTTGTGCGTTATTCCTCAGGCTACGCAAAAGAAGACGAAAAAGCCCGTTGCTTTATTGATGCCGATAACATGCTGGCGCGTTCTATCTTCAACATCGGTACGCTAGATAATCCCGGGCACGCTGATAACGTCGCCTCGATCAAGCTGAAGAAAACAGCCCCATTCCGCGCACTGCTGTCGATCAACGGGGATCACCTTAACCAGAAGCAAATCGCCGAATGGCTGGAAGACTGGAGTGATTACCTGATTGCATTCGATGCCGACGGTAACACGATGAAAATCGCCCAGGCCGCGCAGGCAGTTCGCCGCGTCACCATCCAGCAAACTAATGCCTCCGATCATGAAGATGGTGATTTCAGTGGCAAAAAGTCGCTGATGCAGAGTATCGAAGCCAGCAGTAAAGACGTGATGCCGGTGGCATTCGAGTTCAAATGTGTGCCGTATGAAGGACTCGGAGAACGTGCATTCAGCCTGCGCAACAGCCTGCTGAAAAGTAATGATCCGGTATTTGTCCTGCGTATCGTCCAGTTGGAAGCCCAGGAAGAAGCGATCGCCAATGAGTTCCGCGACCTGCTGACTGGTAAGTTCGATGGCAAACCGGTCGAGACCTTCATCGGTACTTTCAAAGCCTAAGCCTGATTGCTCAGCCTTAAATCTCCGCTGCTGCGGGGATTTATTGAAGCGTAATCCTTTTATTTATCGCCTTCTGGCGAGGGATTTCTACACCCAAATAACAGCGCTGTGCAGGCGTAACGTATGGAGAAAATAATGAGCTTTATTCAAACCCTTTCAGGCAAACACTTTAATTATCTCGATATCCAGCAAGACGCGATCGAGATAGAGGATATTGCCACCGCCCTCTCGCATATCTGCCGATTTGCCGGCCACCTACCAGAGTTCTACAGCGTTGGACAGCACAGCCTTTTATCCAGCCTGCTCGTACCGCAGGAGTTCGCACTTGAGGCACTTCTTCACGATGCTGCCGAGGCTTACCTGCAGGATATTCCGGCTCCGCTTAAGCACCTTTTACCTGACTATCGCGCAATGGAGATTCGGGTTGATGCTGCAATACGTCAGAAATTCGGCCTGCCTGATGAGCAGCACCCGACCGTTAAATATGCCGACCTGGTGATGTTGGCCAGCGAACGTCGTGACTTTGAGATCGACGACGGCACTGTCTGGCCCATGCTCGAAGGCATTATTCCGACGGATCAATTCGTTATTAATCCGGTTCGCCCAGGCCAGGCCTACGGGATGTTCATGAACCGCTTCCACCAGCTGATGGAGCGGCGCTAATGGCACATATGAAAGTTAAAGAACTGGTCGCTGCAGCTTACGCTGCGGCGCCCGATCTACCACCGGAAAAAGCAGAGTTAATGCGCAATATCGCTTCCAGGCTGGATGTTACGTTCATCGCCCTTAACGAAGCAATGGACCAAAACACTGCGCAGGCTGCAGTGTTGGCAGGCCTTAATGGGGTGAAAAACCATGGCTAAAAACTCGATCGAGGTGTACGGCGCCAGCGGCAAGACGAACGTTTTAACGTTTGAACCTGAACACCTGCATCTGATTACCGACAAAACTCACCCGCTCTACGATGAGCGGGTCCATCTGCCGATCGACGAAGGGATGGTACTGAACATAAAAGAGCTGGGTGTACTGGAACCT